CAGAGACTGCTAATAAAGTTATACTTAAAGAGTTTTTAGAAAATATTAATAAAGCAAAAGGATTTACCAGAGAGTTAGGTGCTTCAGATTTTAAAAAATTAAATAAAATTTTAGGTGAAGTAGATGGAGCTAATGCAAAGATTGTGGGTAAAAATGTTTCTACTAAATATGCTAACGAATCAAACTATACTTTGCAGGGTGGTAAAGATTATAGAGAAACAATTTTTAGATTAGATGAGGCAATACCTACCAATAGTTCACCCTTAAGATCTCCTAGTCACTTTTCAGATGCTGGTACCAATCAAATCTATCACGTTCGATTTGATACAAGATTTACACCTGATGGTAAAAAAGGATTTTTTATTCATGAAATACAATCTGATGTTAATCAAAATATTGCAAAACAATTAACGAAAGCTCAACAACTTAGCACAGAATTTAGAAATAATCCTTTTCAAAGAGATATTGAATTAGGTTTATTGATGAATCAAAGACAAAGATTAACTGGTTTATTAGACGAAGCCGTAAGAAGTAATGATAGTAATTTAGCTGGCACAGTTTCAAATCAACTTGCTAGAACAACTACTGAGTTACAAAAGATTGCAGGTAAAACAAAACAGTTTGATTATTTTCCAATGGTAGAGGCTGATCAATATGGTGATCATGCATTAAAATATTTGATGAATAAAGCTGCGAAAATGAATTATGATTTTGTAGCCGTTGCTCCTTTTGATAAATTAAGTTTTAGACAAGGTTATAAAGCTGGTAACGAAAGATTTTATGGCTATGCAAGTGGTAAGGGAATTAATAGAAAAGGGACATCTGTTATGGCAAATGTAATGAAAAAGGCTGCAAGGTTTTACAATTCAAAGGCAGGTCCTATAAAAGTCTCCTTATCAGATCCAGCTAAACCATATAAGAAAATAGAAACCAATACTTTTAAATATCCTAGCACACATACTACTTTAGGAGGCAAGACTTTAAAAAGCATTTATCATTCAGAAGCTAGAAAAACTCAAGAAGCAGGCTTTAGATTCATAGAGGGATCTAATCCTAACTTGTATTTTGATGCTTTTGCAGTTAAAGTAAATCCTTTAATGAAATACACTCAAAAAACCTATAAACGCTTTGGGGGCTTGGTAGTGGATATGTTTAAACCAATAAGGTACAATTAGAAATGGCTATCGAAAAGAATAATGAAACTGTTGTAACTGAAGAAGATAAAATTGAAGAAACTGTTGAACAACCTGAAGGTTTACCAGTTGATGTCACTATAGAGGGCGAAGAGACAGTAGAGGAAAGACCTCAAGACGATTTTAATACAAATCTTGCAGAGAGCATGGATGAGAGAGTTCTTAAATCTATGGCATCAGATTTAATGCAAGAGTACAAAAAAGATAAATTATCTAGAAAAGAATGGGAAGAAACTTATATTAAAGGTTTAGACCTTTTAGGGACTAAATATTCTGAAGTCACTAGACCATTCAAAGGTGCATCTAATGTTACTCATCCACTTCTTGCAGAATCTGTAACTCAATTCCAAGCACAAGCATACAAAGAATTATGTCCATCTGATGGTCCAGTAAGAACTCAAGTTGTTGGTGTGCAAACTCCAGCAGTTGAAGCTCAGGCTGATCGTGTAAAAGAGTATATGAATTATCTGTTGATGGAGGATATGGAAGAGTACACAACTGATATGGATCAAATGTTATTTTATTTACCACTATCAGGATCAACATTTAAAAAAGTTTATTACGATCAAATACTAGGAAGACCTGTTTCAAAATTTATACCTGCAGAAGATTTAGTAGTTCCTTACTTTGCATCTGATTTGAAAGATTGTGAAAGAATTACACACGTAATGAAGATGACTCAGAATGAAGTTATTAAAAAACAAGCTGGCGGATTTTATAGAGACATTGAATTAATACAATCTAATCAAGAACCTGATGCTTTACAAAAAAAGATAAACGAGATTGAGGGAATCAAGAGAACCGGTGATGACTATTTACACACAATTCTAGAAATGCATGTAGATTTAAATTTAGATGATTATGAAGATTTTGACGACAAAGCAAAAAAAATAAAAATTCCTTACATCGTTACAATTGATGAGGGTTCTAGTGAAATATTATCAATTTATAGAAATTATAAACCTGATGATTTAGGTTATGCGAGAATAGAATACTTTGTGCATTACAAATTTTTACCAGGATTAGGTTTTTATGGTTTTGGTTTAACACATATGATTGGTGGATTAAGTAGAGCAGCGACTCAATCTTTAAGACAATTAATAGATGCAGGCACATTAAAAAATTTACCAGCAGGTTTTAAGTCTAGAGGTATAAGAGTTAGAGATGATGATCAACCAATACAACCTGGAGAGTTTAGAGATGTTGATGCACCAGGTGGAAACATTAGAGATCAATTTTTTAATCTACCTTTTACAGAACCAAGCACTACATTATACAATCTTTTAGGTTTTGTTGTGCAAGCTGGACAAAAATTTGCTGCCATTACAGATAATAATATTGGTAATGACCTACAAAACAGAGCTGTTGGCACTACAATTGCCATGATGGAACGTGGTTCACGTGTAATGAGTGGTGTTCACAAAAGATGTTACTACGCAATGAGGTTAGAATTTAAAATTTTAGCAAGAATTTGCCAAGAATCGTTGCCACCAGAATATCCTTATGATGTTTATGGAGGTCCAAGACAAATAAAAGCATCAGATTTTGATAATCGTGTTGATATTTTACCTGTTGCTGATCCAAATATTATGTCTATGGCTCAAAGAGTGACTTTAGCACAAACACAATTGCAAGTTGCCTCTTCAAATCCACAAATTCACAACATACATGAAGCATACAGAAGAGTTTATGAAGCTTTAGGTACAAAACAAATAGAAACTTTACTAAAACCTGCACCAAAACAACCAGAACCAATGGATCCTGCTAAAGAAAATGCACGAGCATTACAGATGCAACTGTTAACAGCTTTCGAATTTCAAGATCACGATGCACATTTAACTGCACACATGGCTTTTATGAACTCAAGAATGGTTCAAATAAATCCTGCGGTCTATGCGTTGTTACAATCTCACGTTTCTGATCATATTTCTTTCAAAGCAAGAGCTGAAGTTAAAATTATAATGTCAGATGATCAAGAGATGGCACAAATGGCGCAAGAAAATCCACAAGCTTATCAAATTATATTTGATTCAGAGGTTGCAAAGAGGGCTGCACAGATAACAAATGAATTAGTACAAGCAGAGATGCAATCTAACGCTGCTAAACAAGATCCATTAGTTAGAATTAAACAACAAGAAGTAGATTTGAAGGCTATGGATATGCAGAGAAAAGCTGAAGAGGCTAGAATGAAACAAGATTTAGAAAATCAAAGAGAAGGAGCTAAGTTACAATTTAACTATGATAAACTTCAACAACAAGATGAACAATCTGATGAGAGATTAGAAATTGCGAGACAAAAACTTGAGAAAAAATAGAGATCCAAAAGTAGGAACAGGTAAAAAACCTAAAGGTTCAGGTAGAAGACTTTACACTGATGAAAATCCAAGAGACACTGTAAGAATAAAATTTGCTACACCCGCAGATGCTAGTGCAACTGTAAGAAAAGTAAAAAATATTAATAAACCTTTTGCAAGAAAAATACAAATACTCACAGTTGGTGAGCAACGAGCTAAGGTCATGGGTAAATCTAGAGTAGCAGCGATATTTAAAGCAGGTAAAAATGCAATCAGAAAGACGCAACGTTAGAAAAGGACTAAGTGGAGGAGTCAAGTTTGGGCCACCGCCTAAAAAAGGACCAAATCCACAAGGAATTAAAATAATGAGGTCTAGTAATGGCAAAAAAAGATTACGAAAGTCTACCAGAAAAAAATAAATTAATATTTTTAGCTGGTGTGTTTGATGGTGAAGGAAGTTTTGGCATCTGGTCAAAGTGGAAAAAACAAAAATACTTAGCTTGTTCAGTTGAGACCACAGATAAAGATATGGTTAGCAGATTTTACAAATTTTTTGGTGGTTGTATGTATTTATGCAAAAAAAGACAAGCTCATCACAAAAATACGTGGAGGTGGCGTATCAATGGTAAAGGGGCTAGAACTAGTTTAGATAAAATGATAAGTTATATGTGTAAAAGAAGACAGGAGAAATACAATAATGTGGTTGAGTGCCTTAAAATTAGCAGTTAGCGCAGGAAGTAAAATATATGCTAACAAGCAGAAGACGAAGATGGCTATGTCTGATGCACAATTAATGCATGCAGAGCGTATGGCTAAAGGAGAGGAAGCTTACCAGGGTAAACTTCTTGAAGCTAGACAATCAGACTGGAAAGATGAGGCAGTTTTGATAATTCTCAGTTTGCCCGTGTTAGTGCTTGCTTGGGCAGTTATATCAGATGACCCATCTGCGATGGACAAAGTAAAATTGTTCTTCGAGATGTTCTCGCAGCTCCCTTCATGGTTCACAAACCTGTGGATCTTGGTTGTTGCATCGATTTATGGTATAAAGGGTACACAAATATTTCGTAACGGAGGAAAAAAATGACAAAATTATGTCCAAGAGGTAAAGCGGCAGCTAAAAGAAAATTTAAGGTATATCCCAGTGCATACGCGAACGCATATGCCTCTAAAATTTGTGCCGGTAAGATCAAAGATCCATCTGGTGTAAAGAGAAAAGATTTTAAAGGACCAAAACCAGCAGCAAAAGGTAGAATGATAAGGGCTGCAACAGGTGCTGCTTTAGGAGCAATTAGTGCAGGCGCAGGAGCAATAGGTGCTGCTGCTTTAAGAGGAAATAAAAGAATAGCAGATAAAAAGTCAGCAAAAAAAAGAGATAAAGCAAAAGTACAAAAGAAAATGATGGGTGGTATGACTGCAGGTAGTCAATCAGCTATGGGAAGAATTCAAAAAGCTAATATGGTTAAAGCAAGAATGGGTAAAGCTGTTGATTATCAAAACTATTTAAAAGGTTTGAAGAAAGCTACAACTAAACCTAATAAAATATCTAAATTAATGTCTAGTCCAAGTGAATTTCTTAAAAGAAGAAAATCATTAGGTAGTAGAGCTATGGATATCGCTAAAGCAACAAGAGTAGGTAAGATAGCTGCAGGAGTTGCAGGTGCAGCTTTATTAGGAAAAGCAGCGTTAGAAAAAATGTATGAAAAAAGAACTGGTAAGAAACCATTAACAAAAAGAAGAAAATTAGTTGATAAAAAAAGAATGGGTGGATTGAAATCTGAACTCAATAATCCTGCTAGAGGTTATACTAAAGGTGGGATTGCAAGAGGTGGTGGAGCTGCCATCAAAGGAACGGACTTTAAAGGCGTTTTTTAAATGCAAAAAAATATCCAGTATATGAAAGAGGGAGGCCTCAAGAAATGGTTTTCTCAAAAATGGGTTGATATTGGAGCAAAGAAAAAAGGTGGAGGATTTAAACCATGTGGAAGAAAATCTGCAAGTGGATCAAAAAGAAAGTACCCAAAATGCGTGCCTGCTGCAAAAGCCGCCCGTATGACAGAATCGCAAAGGCGTTCTGCTGTTGCAAGAAAAAGAGCTAGAGCACAAGGTGTTGGTGGTAAACCCACAAACGTTAAAACATTTGCAAAATCATAAAAAATCAATATAGTCCCCTCATGACAATCAGAGGTGATAGCACCGAATATGAACTACTAAAAATTTGGTGTGAAACTCTTCCTTTTTATGAGGAACCAAAATCTGTAAAAACGTGTGAAATAGGTGTCAGAGAGGGACTAGGATCACAATTAATTATTTTAACAATCAAAGGTAGAATAGGAAAAGTACCATATGAGCATGTTGGTATAGACCCATATAATGATGCTGCTTATCAACATTATGATAACACAACAGCATATAAATCAGATTATAATGACAATATGAGGGTTCAACTCTTAAAAGATTTTGCTAATAATGAGCATTTTAAATTACATCATTGTACAGATATTGAATATATGAACTCTAATTCTTCAGAAAATTTAATTTTTGATTTAGTTTATTTTGATGGCCCACATAGAACACAAGATGTTGTGCGAGAGGCTGTTTGGTTTGCAGATAGATCTAGAAAAGGCACTAGATTTATTTTTGATGATTTTCGTTTTTATACAATTGAAGATGTTGCAAAATTATTAGCTCATTGGGGTTTTAATATAATAGGTTCAGGTGCTAGTAAAATTTGTTTGCAAAGGATGAAATAATGGAACCGTTTACAATATCTCAAATACAATCTTTAATTAAAAAGCAACTTGAAACTCTTAAAGCAGCCGCTATATATAGTGTTGACACCCTAGAAAAACTACAATATGTTAGGGGTCAAATCAAATCCCTAGAGGATTTGCAACAGGAACTGAAAGACCTGCTGAACAAACAGGAGTTAAAAGATGCAAACGTCCACGGAAACGAAACGGACTGAGAAATTAAAAGACTCGTATAAACCAGAGGAAGAAATTTCTACAGTTCTTGATCCTAAGTCGATCAACGATAAGCTACTAGATAGATTACCAACACCAACAGGATATAGAATGTTAATTCTACCTTATGCTGGCCCTAAAAAAACTAAGGGTGGTATTTTACTTAGCGACACAACACAAGAAACAATACAAATGACAACCGTATGTGGTCTTGTCCTTAAGATGGGAAATCTTTGTTATAGAGACAAAGAAAAGTTTCCTCTTGGATCATGGTGCAAACTTAATGACTGGGTGATATTCAGTCGGTATGCAGGTTCAAGATTCAAGATAGAAGGTGGTGAAGTAAGAGTGTTAAATGATGATGAAATCATCAGCACTATTAAAAATCCACGTGATATTTTGCACCATTATTAAGGAGGACAAATGGTTGATGAAGCAAAAGCTCCCGAAGTGGAGCTAGACACCGATGGTGTCAATGAAGAATCGGTTGAAATAAAAGAAACACCGAAAGAACCAGATGCAACGGAATTGCCAAAGCAAGAAGTTGATTTGGGTTATACGGATCATGAAGGTAAAAGAACTAATGATCAAGAAAAAGATCATGGAACTGATATCTCTTATGAAAATGAACGTGAAACTAAATTAGAAGAAAAACCTGAAAGGGAAGAGTCTGAGGATCTTAAAGACTATTCTGATAAAGTTCAAAAACGTATAAAAAAACTTACCTTTCAAGTACGAGAAGCTGAAAGAAAAGAAAAAGCAGCTTTAGAATATGCGAGAGGACTTAAGAGTAGATATGAATCAGTAGAGAAAAAATTTGAAGAAACTGATACTAATTATCTTAAGGAGTATGAAGCTAGAGTAGACGCACAAAGAGAAAAAGTAAAAGGTGCACTACAAGAGGCTATCGAATCTCAAGATGCTCAAAAAATAATGGAAGCAAACGATGCTCTCACAAAATTGGCAGTTGAGAAAGAAAAAGTTTCTTTGTCCTTAGAAGACAAAGAAGCAAAAAAGAAAAAATTAGAGTCAGAGCCAAAACTACAAAGTAATGACCCTTTAACAGAACAACCAAAAATTAGTGCTAAAGCTCAAAAATGGGCAGAAGACAATGAATGGTTTGGGACGGATAGAGTTCTTACTGGTGCTGCTATGAGTATTCATGAAGATTTACTACAGCAGGGTATTGAATCAGATTCTGATGAGTATTATAATCAAATAAACAAACGTATGTCGGATTATTTCCCTCAGAAGTTTGCCAATTCTTCTACTGAAGAAAAAACGCAGAAAGCTGCACCCGTCCAAAACGTAGCTTCTGTAAGTAGAAGATCAGGTGGACGCAAGTCTGTGAAACTCACCAAATCACAGGTAGTAATCGCTAAGAAATTAGGGGTGCCACTAGAGGAATACGCAAAATACGTGAAGGAAGGAGTATAAAATGGAAAAAGTTAAAACTTCACGCGAGTCTAGTACGAGAGAAAAATCAACTCGTAAAAAAGATTGGACTCCACCATCCAGTTTGGATGCGCCAGCTGCACCGCAGGGTTATGCACATAGGTGGATAAGAACTGCAACTGCAGGTTTTGATGATGCTGCGAATGTATCAAAGAAACTTAGAGAAGGTTGGGAATTTGTTAAGGCTGATACACTTTTAAGTGAAATTGGTCCAAATGAATATCCAGTTCTTCATGAAGGAAAACATGCTGGTTTAGTCGGAATTGGTGGCCTTGTGTTGGCAAGGATACCTTTGGAGATATTGAAGTCTCGTGCTGAGTATTTTAGAAAAATTACTCAAGATAGAACAGACGCGATAGACAGAGATCTTATGAAGGAACAACACCCGGACATGCCGATCAATATTGAGAGGCAGTCTAGAGTTACCTTTGGCGGTTCTCGTAAAAAATAATTTTTTTGCGATACCTACTTAAGTAGCTTGGATTAATAACAATAACAACGGAGAAAACAACTATGGCTAATGTTAGTGAAAAGTTTGGTCTAAGACCTTACAGAAAACTAGACGGTACACCATTAGTAGGTGCTCAAAACAGATACACGATTGCTAGTGGCTATGCAACTGCAATTTACCAAGGTGATTTAGTGGAACCACTAACATCTGGTAACATTCAGAAACATGGTGCTAACACATCAGATGCTGTTGTGGGCGTTTTTAACGGATGTTTTTACACAGATCCAACTACTCAAAAGCCAACTTTCAAAAACTTCTACCCTGGTGGAATTGCAGCAAGTGACATTACGGCATTTGTTATTGATGACCCAGACGCAGTGTTTTTGATTGATGCAGACGAGGCTTTTACTAGAGCAGATCTTTACAGAAACTACTCTGTTACAAACACTACTGGTGTTACAGCGACAGGAATATCAAAAGCTCAGTTAGACGTATCAGTATCTGGAACAGCAACTACTTTCGCAATTCAAGCGATTGATATTTGTCAAGATCCAGACAACTCAGATACAGCTAACGCGAATGCTAATGTTCTTGTTAGAATCAACAATCACTTCTACAGAAGTGGTACAGGCCTATAATAGATAAAGGAGAATAACTATGGCGATATCACGATCACAACTAGTTAAAGAACTAGAGCCAGGTTTGAATGCTTTATTCGGCCTGGAATATAGTAGATATGAAAATCAGCATGCTGAGATTTATACTACTGAAACATCTGACAGAGCTTTCGAAGAGGAAGTAATGTTAAGCGGTTTTGCTTCTGCACCAGTTAAACAAGAAGGTGCTGGAGTTGTGTTTGATCAAGCAGGTGAAACTTTCACTTCTAGATACACTCACGAAACAATCGCGTTAGCATTCTCAATCACTGAGGAAGCAATCGAAGATAACCTATACGATAGATTAGCTGCAAGATACACAAGAGCTCTTGCAAGATCTATGGCAAATACGAAGCAAGTTAAAGCTGCAAACGTATTGAACAATGCACAAGTTGCAACTGTAACAGGTGGTGACGGTGAATCCTTAATTGGAAACGCTCACCCACTTGCAACGGGCGGAACTTTTTCAAATGTTCTTGCTACAGCTGCAGATCTTAACGAAACTTCACTTGAGCAGTCATTAATTGACATTGCTGGGTTCGTAGATGAAAGAGGACTTAAAATAGCAACTCAAGGTAGAAAAATGATAATTCCAAAAGAATTACAATTTACTGCTGAG